AACCCGCGCCCGCACCCGCAATCACGCCCGAGACCGCGGCCGCGCCCGTCGTCGCCGTCGCCAGCAGATCGTTGATGAGGTCGATGAGCGACTGGTTGGCAAGGCTGCCCGTCGACCGCCATTCCTTGATCAGCGCACTGAGCGTTTCAGTGGCCAGCAGACGGGCGTCACCCGGCAAGTCCGAGTTGTAGAGCGCATAGCTCATCTCCTCGAGCATGGTCACAATCGCGCCCTGCGACATCGCCTTGCCCTCTCCGAGTTTGTCCATGAGCGCGCCTTGCCAGCTGATGAGCAGGTTCTCCGTTGTGTCGGTAAGGTGCGCCATGCCATACGTCGCGTCGTGCTTCAGCGCCCCGAACAGCTCGGCCATCGCCTCCACAGCGCTCTGCACCCGCTCCTCGATGCCGACCACCAACCCCTCGACGATCTGGTGGCCTAGCTCCATGGTCAGCTTCGATGGTGAGTCGGCTTTCCAGAAACTCGTAAATTTGTTCCATGCAGCCTTTCCGAGGTTTTCCGCCGTCTCCATCAGGGCATCTTCCATGCTCCAGAGACCATCGATAAGCCCCATCACGACTTCGCGCCCAATGCCCCACAACACCTTCGATGCATTTCCAAAAGCGGCGATGAGCTTCCCAGGCATCTCGGACATTTCGAGCTTTAGCTCTTCAACCTTGCTCGCCACCGCCGCTTTGATGTTGTCCCACGCAGTCGAAATCGCATCCTTAATCAGCTCCCATCCAGCAGCCGCGCCCGCCTTGATCGCCGTCCACGCCGCCGCCGCGCCCACCTTGATCGCTTCCCACGCAGCGGCCGCGCCCGCCTTGATCGCTTCCCACGCCACCGCAAGTAGGCCCTTAATCAGCTCGATCGCGTTCCCGATCGTGCCCTTGATACCCTCCCAGACGACGCCAATAAGCTCCTTGAAGTCCTCCCATGCTCCCGAGAAGTCGCCGCGGATGAGGTTAATGAGGATCTGGAAAATCTCCATGACGGCCTTCACAACCGTCGTAATTACCAGCAACACCTGCTCCAACACCGGCTTAATGATTCGCTCAATCTCCGGCCAGTGCTCCGCAATGAAAGCGATCACCGCCGCGACCGCTATCTGGATGTTCTCCATCGCGGGCTTAATCTGGGACTCGTAATACTCCTGGAACTTGGCGAACTGCACCCGCACCCACTCGCCCAGCTCGACGAGCTTCGGCCCGAGCCACGCCATGAACGCCTCGATGCGCGGTTGAATCTCGACGGTGAAGAACTCGCCCGCCTGCACTAATTTCGGGCCGAGCCAGGCGACGAACGCCTCAATGCTCGGCTGTACGTGCTCGGCGAAGAAGTTGCTGAACCGCTCGATTGCCGGGATCACCTGCCCCGTGAAGACGGTGGCAAGTCCGGTCAACGCCGGCAGCAGCGCCGCACCGATCTGCTCCTTCGCTTCGCCCATTTTGATCTTGGCGACTTCGAACTGGCCCGCCGTGCTCTTGGCGTAGGCGTCCGCCTGCCCACCGAACTTCGCCTGCACCAACGCCAGCGCATCCGCCTCGGTCGCGTTCTCACCGAGCGTGATGCCCATTTTTTTGAAGACTTCAACGTTCTCTTCGTTGAGTTTCCCGAGCATTTTCGTGGCCGTCGCCAGCGGGATATTCGCACCACGAGCAAGATCCATGGCCGCCGTCTGCCGCCTCAGCGCCTCGTCCGTGTCCCCCGTCGCCGCAAGCAATCCCTGAAACGAATCCCGTACCTCGTCGTCGGTGAACGCGAGCTTCGCCCCGGCAGTGATGGCGCTGTTGACCTTCGCGAGGTTCTCGTCGAACGCGCCGCTCGTATTGCGAAGCGCCTGCTCCAACCGCTTCGTGGCCTGCTCATCGGCAGCCGCGCCCTTGGCCGCATCCATGAGGAAGCCGCCGAGCTTGACGATCCCCTGCGCGACAACGAACCCACCGGCAATCCCGGCGACAGTCTTGAGCGAACTCCCGACGCCACCCAGCGCCGAGCCAAAGCCGCCCAGCCGCCCCTTCGTGTGCTCGGCCTTATCGCCGACGCCCTCGATCGACTTCTCTGCGTCTTTGGCGCTCTTCGAGAGGCCCTTGTCCTCGCCGCTGAAAACGACTTTGATGGCCATCGCCGTTCAGAGTGCGCGACTACGCCCCTCGGGCCCTGACCCTAGAACGCTCCCACGCGCTCACGCTGAGGGCGCGCACGAGCAGCGACAGGAGCGGGCCCCTCAGCGATGCCCTCGAAGTAGGCATTCATCTCGCCCATCGGCATTTTCCGTGCCTCTTCGAACGTGAACGCGGGATCGGTCTCACGCTTCGACAGCCACACGATCGCGGCGGTGAACGCAGCGGCATCGTCGATCGGCGCCTCCATGAGGTCGCTGCAAACCTCACTGGCGCGCGTCAGGAACTCCTTGAGCGTGTTCGTGCCCGTCACGTGGCACACCGCCTGGATCTCGTCGAACGAGAGTGCGTTGGGATCGAATTGCCATGCCATGCCTGCCTCCTAATGGTCCTCCGGGAACGCCCGCCTGATGTATTCTTCGGCGATTTTCTGCACCCGCTCGTCGACGCCGCGCGCCTCTTCCATGACGCTCGGGAAGAAGAACCTTCCCGCATTGCCCCGGCCCTGTTTCGGCGTGCGCACGGGGAACTGCTTGTACCTGAGGTTGCCGCCGAACTCCCAGCCCGCCCAGCCAGGGACGCGCCCGCTGCCGTAGCTCACCGTCGGCGAATCACCGCTGGCGCCGCTCACGATGCTGTTCACGAGCTGTCTCCAGTGGTAGGAACCGCGGCTCTTCGGCCGCGACGGGTCTCGCTGCACAGGATGCCGTGCCCGCGCCCGCGCCTTGTCCCGGACATCCATCGCGACCTCGCGGAATTCCTTCCGCATCTCCTTGTCGAGCCGCTCGGGCATCCCCTTGAGCTCGCGCACCAGCTCGGTAACCCCCCGCACCTCGATGTCGATCGTTCGCGCCATTTTTTACGCAGCAGCATCCGAGGTCACGTATGCAAGGGTTATAGGTGCGTTTACGCCGTCGTCCAGGCCCTTAAGCACGAGGTTCTCGGCGAGCACATCGGGTCCCGAAACGTTCGCGTCCGCCGCCGTGTATTCCATTGCCGGGATGTTCACCGTGAGCGAGTAGGCCACCGCCGTCGTCGGGATCACCGTCGTCGTCGTGAACGTGAGCAGCGCCGCGACCTGCGTGCCCGCGACGAACGCGGCGTATTGCACGAGGTCGTCGAACTCGGCATCGACCGTCATTTCGATCGTCGCCTCGCCGTTCGCAACCGGTTCGAGCTTCGTGTTCCCAAGCCCGCGCCGTTCCGTGTTGAGCGCTGCCGCGTACTTCAGCGAGAACGATTTGATCGTCGCGATCGTGACGCCTCCCAGCGTGAGCACTCCCTCGGAGAACACGAACGCTTCCTGCGTGGCCACCCACGAGGCCGTTGCCAGCCCGGTCGCGGTGAGCACCGTCTGCGCGTCGAGGTCAAAGGTGACCTTGAGCACCTCATCGATGCCGCACTTCAGTTCGAAGCCGATGATTTTCACGCCCTCGTAGGTGAACGCACGCACCGTACCGCCAGAATCCGGGCGCCCGACCTGGAGCGTCAGGCTCTTGCCCTGCTGCGCCAGCGCGTCCGGGATGATCGTGTGTGTCTTGTTTGCAGCGGCGCCGGTGATCGTGTCCTGGCCGAGTGCGTGTTGGAACAGCAGCCCGAAGCTCTTGTTGAGCACATCGAGCTCGACGCTGCCGGCCGCGGACTTGATGTAGCTCTTCACGCGGTCGCCGCGCTGGAAACGCCCACGCCCGAGGCCCATGCTGTAGACCTTCGCCTCGTCGACCTTCATCGATTCGTTGTTGAACTCGTAGAAGCGGTCAACGACGACGGGAGTCCCGTAGACTGACTCCGCCTTGACGCCCAGTTGCGCGCTAAGACCCGATCCGATGGCCATTGGTTACTCCTTCGCCTTTTCAGCGGGAGCCGGGGCCACCTTCTCCCAGTTGTCTTCCTGCTCGAGGAGGCTCGCGCCGAACTCGTCCGGCACTTCTACCTGGTGGTTCCGCTGCACAATCACCCGGCGCCCATCGACCTCGATCATCACCTCGTCGAACATGCCCTTGTAGCGAACCTTCACGCGCGAACCCTCCGGCGGGACTTCCCGCGGATAGAATCGCGAAGCGGCCGGCGCGGGCCCTTACGTCGGCAGCGTCGCCTTGTACACGAGGTCGAACTCCAGCGCACACCAGCGCGAGTCCCCCTTAATCCCCTGATCCAGGCTGATCGTCGGGATGTGGCCGTACTTCACGATCGGCAGCCCGCTCGCATCGCGGCCGTCCGGGCGATCGCGCAGCTCATCCTCGATCTCCGACAGCAGATCGAACGCCCGCCCTCGCGCCGCGCGGATCACGTCCTCGCGGCCGCCCAGTTTGCTCACCCAGATGAGGGCGTGGATGACGCCCGTCTCCTCGCGGCGTTTGTTCCCCAGCGAGCCCCACGCCTGCTCGATCTCGCCGCCGCCGAACTGGATCGATTCGTCGGAAGACTTCGGCCCGATCCCCGCTGTCGCGATCTCCACACCAGCGAGCCCTGCACGTTCGCCCAGGCGATCCGCCAGTTCGATCAGCACCATGTGCGCTCGCGACGTCGTCGTCATGCGATCGCCGGCACGTGTGAGCGGTAGCGGTTCAGCGCCTCATCGACCACCGGCAGCCCGAAGTAGGCGCCCCGGAGCCCCGGCGTGGCCACCGTGTAGTTCCCCGTCTGGTCCGTGTGCGACAGCGTGCGGTCGCCGAGATCGCTCGATATGAGCCAGTGCTGCAGCAGGATGAGCCCCGCGCGCCGCAACTCCTGGGCGATCGGCTGCATGCCCGCTTCGTAGGCCACGCGGTAGTTCTGGTAGCCCGCGCCCCACGAGCCATACGCCTCGCGCACAACTCTGCCGAAGGGAGCCACGTACAGGTTCGCCAGTTCGCTCGCCGTGAACGCCGTCCACGTGGTCGAACTGCGTGTCGAGGCCGCGCGGATGCGGTTTACCCTCCCCTGCGAGAGCGAAATCACGCTCCCACTATCGCCGTCGAGCTCGTCCCGGAACGCCCGCAGCCCCAGCGGGAACCCGAGGACCTGCTCGAACGCCTCCGCCACCTGGTCGCGCACTTCAAGGATGAGCCGGTTCGGGTATTTCACCTCGCTCTTCAGCGCTTCGTTCGCCCACGCCCGCGCCTGCGACAGCGTGAACAGCTGGTCGCCGACGATCTCGTGGTAGCTCGTGACCGCGAACGGCAGCGAATCCCCGAGCAGGTCGATGTTGCTCCACGTCGCCACCAGCCGGTTCACCGTTGCCGTCTGCGCGGGCGTCATCGTCAGCCGCAGCAGCCCCGTGCCCGTGACCTCGTCGACCGCCGTGCCCGCCGCGATAACGACGTTGCCGTCCGCATCGACAACGCCCACGGTCACGCCAGCCGCGGCATCACGGGTCAGCCCACCGTCGATGGCGAGCTCAACCCAGATGTCAGCCTTCGTCCCCGCGAGGATGCGGGGACTGCTCAGCCGGTCGATGATTGCAGTCGGCATTAGCCGCCCTTGTTCTCAGCGGCGCCACGGGCCTTGTTCTCGGCGGGAGCAACGGCCTTGGCCTCGGGCTCAGCAGGAGCCACAGCCTTCGCCCCGATGGCCTTGTCCTTGTTCGCGGCCAGCCAGTTCTCGGCGTCCGCGCCGTGCAGCATGCGAGCACCGCCGTTGGTGGCGTCGTCGGCGCTCTTAAGCTGCTTGCCAGTCACGTCGTCGATGTAGATGCGATCTTCCTGTGCCATCTGGGGAGCCTCCTTTACGCCACAACCGCGTAGATGAGATAGACGTCGAAGACGCCCGCTGTCAGGGCAGCGACGCCAATGACTGCGGAAACATCGCGCGCCACAGTCGTCCGGAGTGAGCTTGCGCCCGTAAACACGGGGATAACGCTCTTGCGCCCGACAGAGGACCAGGGCGCCCCCGAGATCAAGGCGGCAAGGACAACGTCGTTTGCAGCCTCCGCCTGGATGGCGATGGTGGCAGCCCCGCCCGAGGTGGGAACGGTGACGACATCGACGAAACCGCCAAGGATGACGGCGTTCGCCGGGATAATGGTCGAACCGGCAAGCGCAATCGTGCTCACCGCGCCGCCGTCCGCTGCAAACGAAGAGCGCACACGGGCGACACGCATCCCGCCTGCCGAGTACGAATCGGCGCTCGAATGCTCAGCAGTGGGGTCGCCGACGCGCCTCTGCGCGCCCTCGATGATCAGTCCGCCTGAAATGATGGCCATAGCGGCACTCCTTGTCTGTTTGGAGGGCCCTCCGGGAGCCGATTTGGAAAACCCCCGGAGGGCTGGAGGACGGCTGATGAGAGCCGCGTTCAGATGGTGCCGCACGTGGTAGAGCGGGCCTTCACCCGATCATGCGAAGTTGAGCTGCGCCCTTGTCCTGGCGACGAGCGTTGCAGTTGAAGTGAGCGAGGCGCGTGTTCGCATACGTCGTATGGCCCCCCTGCGAGAGCGGAAGAATGTGGTCGATCGACCATCGCTGTGCGCCCTTTGCCTTGCCGCAGATTTGGCAATGCCCGCCGTCTCTCTCAATCAGGATGCTGAGAAGAATTCGCTCTGAGGGAACGTTGCGCAGTTTCGCTTTGCGGACGTGATGGTTCGCGAGCACCCTGTCAGGGTTCTTCTTCTTCCACGCCTTGCTAGCCTCGCAAGCACGCTCTTTGTTAGCGTGGTACCACTCTCGGGCCCGTTGTCTATTGAGCTCGACATTCACCGCAATATAGGCATTCTGACGAGCACGGCAATACTCATGGTTCAGGTAGTAGTACTCCCGCGACCTTGCCCTAACCTCTTCTCTGTTCGCGCGGTAATACACCCGCTTGCTTTCGCGAACTTCCTCCGGATGTGCCAGTCTCCACTCACGCCCGGCCTCGCTTACGCACAAACGACAGCGCGATGCTGCGCCATCTGGCTTGGTCTTGTCGCGATGAAATTCGGTGAGCGCCTTCGTCTCCCCGCACCGGGAGCATTTCTTCGAAGACGGTAAGCTGTCCATCGGCATCGCCTCTTACTCAGGTGGTGTCCATGCGGCCGGATGTTGACGCATCGCGGCCGCACTTCGTTGCTCTCAGATTCTACCCGCTAGACCGAGGTCACGGAGCAAAAAGCCGAATTTCTATAGACGGCCAGCCCCAAACGCTCTTCGGCCAGAATGGCGATTTTGTTCTCGGTAAAGAACGTGCTGTGCTCGGTGGAGATCTGAACGTCGATGCCCGTGCGCCGGAACACCTGGGCGAACGGACGGAAGGCCCCCACCAGGCCGGTGTTCTCGGCGATGAGCGGCGTCTGCCGGACGGTCAACCCCCAGATGCGATCAGGCCCGGCGTCCGATGGGGCGCCCCATAGGTAAATTCCGTCCGCCGTACGGAGCAGGCGCACGTCCTGCCAGTCGTTGGGGTGCGTGACGTAGGCAGTGGGCTCGGCGAGCCCGGTGACGCGGACCTTCGTCATCGCCTTGTAGATGGCATCGGGAACCGGATCTGTCCCACGGGCCTGGGTCTGGATCCCAGACCGGTTGAGGATGCCAAGGATGTTCGGTGCGGTGCCGTTGCCGTTGAGAAGCTGCGACTCTTCGGTGCGCCGGACCATGAACGAGAGCCGCCCACGGATGTACGACTCGATGCCGGCTACGTCCTCGAGCAGCTCTTTCGTAGCGGGAAGCCAGGTCGCGATCTTGCGAATGTTCTCCGTGCGCTCGGTGAACCCGAGGGCGCCTTCCGGCTTGGCGGCGCCTTCTGCGACGGTGGCAGCGGCGTTTGTGAACGTCGTTTCTTCCATATAGGTCAGCGTATTGGCGTCGGTCGTGCCATCGAGCATGAGGTCGGCGACGGTGGACTCATCCTGGAGGCTCTCACGAATTCCGGGCATCCGCGTGGCCGGGTTGTTGATGGTCGTGAGCGTCATCAGCGTCTTGACGCCGTCCGGCAGCGAGAAGTTCACAGTCTTCAGCGTGCCTTCGCGGAACGCCTTGTACTCGGCACTCTCAGCCATGACCTGCCGCAGCGACTTCACCGCCGGCATCGGCGCTTGCCCCTCGCCGCGGTCAAGCGGGGCGCGGGTCACAGGAGTCTGACGCGACTTGAGCGAGTCGCTGTTGGAGTCACGGATCTTCTCCATGCGCTCGGACTCTTCGACCTTTTTGGAGAGCTCGGTCATCTCGTCGTTGCGACCCTTGACCTCCTTCGCGTCGTCCGGCGACATCGAAAGGACGTCATCGTATTTCGCGAAAATCTCGTGCAACTGGGTCTGCTTGGCGTGCAACTCATCCCTGAGCGCTGCGAGGCTGGGCATTTTCTCTCCTAAACCGCCACGCCGTTCAGGCGGGCGCGTAGTTGCTGGAACCGGGCGAACTCGCGCATCGGGTCCAGCGATTTCGGTTCGGATTCGGTCTCTTCGAGGAGCTTTTCAATGCCCGAGCGGATTTCCGCCATAGCGTCGACATAGGCGCGTAACTTCTCCCGGTTTGCCGTGGAGAGAACGCGGCCCTCTTTGCCCCTCATTCCCGAGCGGGCCTTCACCCGTTCGAAGAACTCCCTGTGTAGCGCGACCAACTGGTCGCCTTCGTGTTCGAACGAGCCCTTCACGAACTCGGTTTGCGTTCCAATCCCGGCGCCGATCATCACCGGCGACACCTCAAAGACGTCCAACCCGTCGAGGAAGCGGACGTCCTGGCCGCCGAATTTGCCGAACCGGTAGGCCTTCACATCGAACCCGTAGCTCCACTC